TTCCCCCGCCTTCCACTTCTGCACTCGCATGATCTCCGGGTTCTGCCCCCCAACTGCCTGGTCCTCCTCGTAGTGGTACCCTGTCGCCGTCTTATACAGGGCTGATAAGACTTCGGCATCCGCTGCCGTGCGTCCCTCCTCGATGGCCCGGTCGAGCCCCGGATAGTGCTTTCTCCAAAGGGCAATCGTCCCGCTCCCGAGTCCATAGATCATCTCGATGTCCTTATCCGTCATTCCTCTCGCAGCAATCAGCCGCACCAGCTGAGTATGGTCCGGAAGAAAGACCCCTCCTGGCGCCGCCGGCCTCGATTCATACACGGGACGTCGAGGCTTCGGTTTGACAGGGGGAGGGTCGGCTAATTCGACGTTCTCCTCATCGAGATCGTCGTGGATTGGTTTCTGAGATCGTCTGTGCGTACGGGGCGGCACTGCACGGGCCTTTCCCTTACGGGGAGGGACCTTCTTGGGCTGGGGCATCTGCTTCGGGCTCCGTTTGTCGTTTGAGGGGAGCGTACGGCAGTCTCGCGCGGCTAGCAATGTGGGGAATGATTCGGGAGGGAATCAGTTAACTGATTTGACTTTATATGCTCGATGGTTTGAAATTTTTGGGGCGGCCAGGCGCTGGCGCGACGGGGGTATGGTCTTTTAGGGGGGTGGCTGGCCGATCCTTGACACCTCGACCTTATACCTGTCAAGCAATATTATGTGAAGGTGATATGTGAACTGGCATGGTTTGTGCCTAGCAAGAGCTGGGCCACTTCACATAACGTGGGAGCGTGCATTATGGTAAGTGGCACGCTTCGTGCAGGTGGATTTAACTTATCCTTGGAGTTAACGTAATCCGGCATGCAAGCTGCGATCCACGATTAAGTTAAACACCGGAATAAGTTAACTCCAAAATATTTCGTGGAATTAAGTTAAAACAGACTTTGCAGGGGTGCGGAGTATGCGAGTCTAGGCACGTCGAGTCTTGCACTCGATAGCTTTTTAAAAACCTAACTGCCGACGACTCGCGCGGGCAACCGTGCGCGCGTTCGGCTAAAAACACAAGAGGATAGTTACTATGCGTACTGCTACGAACGTTTCGAAGTCTGCCCCGAAGTCTCGCGCGGCCCTCTCTGCGAAAGCAAAGCGGCCCGTAAAGGCTGCGACTCTCGCAAGCGATGCCCCCGCGCGATCGATCGGAGTAACGGAAGCGCCGAAAGGCACTCTGCCGCTCAAGAAGCTCTGCGCCGAAATCGGGATTAACCCGAAGGTCGCGCGCCGAGAGCTGCGCAAGCATCGCCGCGAAGCAATCGAGGCGAAGGAAAAGAGCGGTCTTACCTCGCACGGACTGCATACCCGTTGGTTTCTCTCGGGTGCGCAGCTTACGGAGGCTCGCAAGATCCTTACCGACTACGTCGAGCGCAACGGCGAAAGCGAAGCTCCTGCACCGAAGGCAGAAACGAAGCCCGCAAAGAAGGCTGCTAAGAAGAAGTAAAATCACGGCATTTGCCCCCGCAAGGGGGCTTTTGCCTGTGTCGATTTTTCGTGGACCGATTTAACATATTCTATGTACCTTTACATAATATCGTTTCACATAATATTGCTTGCCACTTAAACCTGTCAGAATTTTCTAAACCACACCAACATTCGTCCAGATAGGCTATCAGGGGTTATATCTCCTCACTTCAATGCTTGTCACGATTTCGGCTGACCATCCCTATATGCGATTCTGTCAGAGCCAAGACGATGACATGTGCCAGCTCGGTAATAACTGAAAACTGGTACTAACTCCAATTACTCCGCGCTCCCAGGGGGCACTAATCCCCTCCTAAGTCTTTATTTCTATTATATATTGTATACGTATATCTAGTTTATAGTTTTTGTATATGCGAAACACTGCTTTTCCTATAGAGAGCACACGCTTGATTTATATATCAGTCAGTCTTTTTATACTCTCTCCTCTCCTTAAGAGCGCGACGCGAGAACTAAATCGATCCTTTTAATCCCAGTTTTTCCTTTAGAATCCGATACTTGGCGAGCTAATTAGCCCCGCTCGGCGGATTCGTGCTATGCTCTTTCGCTTCATAAGCTATCGATTTGATTAGGGGTAACGATCAATGCCAACCGAGTATCTAGCTCGAACCAGTGCGCTTTTAGAGCTGCGCACACCCGGTTCACCGAAGATTTCGCTCTACCTAGCATACGGCGGCGAGCCCAGCAAAATCAAGGAAGCACTCCGTCGTGCGTGCTCTCATCGTCGTACTATCGTCATTGCGAAGCCCGAAGAGTACGTCTGGAACGTAGTAGGTCAGCTATTCCGCACCGTTCCACAGGACTGCGGCCGCATCTATACCCGCAAGCCACCGCGCGACCATGCCTACTTCTACGAGATCGGCATCAGCGGCAAGATGCCCGTCATTACGTGGGGAAGCGAGAAGCACCCGCCGTTGACGGAGCCGTTCTTCCGTTGGCTGGGGAGCGAATGGCGCAGACCGACGAAGCCCCGCGAGATACGCAAAGGCAAGGCGAAAGGTGGACGGCCCAGTACATTCCGCCAGAAGCATCTCAGTCTATTCGAGCCCCACCCTGATACTGTCGCAGTAGCGCAGAACGGGGATACTTTAGGTCTAAAGGACAAGCGCAAGATTCACGTAGACTTCACAGGGACGATAATGCCCAACCGGGCCTTCGGTGAGACTCTCAACGATCTCGACCGGGCGCTGATAGATGCGGCACTCGAGAACGCAGAGGATCTTACCCCTGAGAACCCCCTCGAACGTACCTGGGAGGCAACGAGATGAGCAAGTACTCCGTTCACGTCTCGACTCTCGGATCACCCCGCATAACGTGGGATGCCTGGATAGCTGAGGGGCAACCACTTCCCAGGGTGGGCGAGTTCGTACGTCTCGGAGCGCCGCCGGGCATAGGTCCGGTCAAGCAGTCCGACCACCGCGTAATATCGATTACTCACGACTTCTACCACAAGAAGATCTACGTGGAGGTAGAGCAATGATAGACCCAGAGGATCACTACGACAACTTCGAAGAGCAGGGCGCACCCACGGAAGTAATACCAACGTGCTGGTACTGCCAGAAAGACCGCAAGCCGGGCGCAGACTGCCCGTGCGGCGCACCCGCAGAAATGCCCGAGCACTGGATGGAGGATTATCGATGAGAGAAGAGAAACCGACGAGCGCGACTCCCGGCGACCGATCGAAAACCCCTGTCATTAGCTACGGGAACTGGGGGCCTACCGAGTATCTTCGCTGGGAGGTGATAAAGGATACACCGGTGCCGGGTCAGAGGGTGCTGATGCAGAAGTTCAGACGCCGCGTCAAGCGCGACTTCGGTCACGGCACCATATCCAGGTCCTACGAGTACGAATGGTTTCCAGTACCGGAGGGACCATGAGAGTCTACGACCATCCTCACCCCGACCCGGCGCACGTAATGCGCAGCTATCGCGCGTATCTCATCGGGCAGAAGCGCATTTGGATGTCACAGAAACGAACGGCCAAGCGCTGCCTGCGCGGACTAACTCATTATAAAGAGTATATCCATACCTATCTCGCGGCAAAGGAAATCGTATGCAAACAGCAATCGAGCGCTACCCGATCCTAGCCAAAGTCGTCTGTGTGCTGTTGCTCCTGCTCGTGTCAGGGGTAGGTGGATGGCTCTATGCGATATGGGAAGCCCGTCGACACAAAAAGAAAGGGGCGCCGTAGCGCCCCGATCTCATTCGTCATCCTCCAAATCCACATCTCTTAACATAACCAACGCAGAGTCTACGTGCGTCCGCCAGTCTGCGGTCGGTAGCAACGCAGTTTCGAGCTGCGTAATTGCATCCTCCAGCAACGCTTCGTTGCTCTCGGGATCTCGGCTAGACCCCTTTGCAGGCTCCTCCGGGGCTGCTTTCGGGATCTCTAGGCGTTCCCCCGTAGACTCTAGCTGCCGCGTAAGGATATCGAGAACCCCGGTTAGGATCTCCCGAATCTCGCTTGCATCCTTCGGCTTTACCCCGGTCGGTTTGTGAGTAAGGGCGCATGCGTCCTGCAGCATGCGGATTGCATCCGTATAAAGATCACCGGCTGTATCCGCGTTTGGTCCAGCGTTGCGCAATGTCAACAATCTTGTCATCCCCGTTCTCCTATCCCGTATTGTGTTAAAGAGCGTTTCGGGCGCAAGGCCCGACTCTCTATTATAATCCATCGAGCACCCGAAAGGGGCCGGAGTTAACTTAATCTACGCAATTTAACTTATTCTCTCCGGGAGGGCGGAGGTGAATAAATATCGGCAAGCTCGGCCGCACTGGCGGTATAATACGCGCGCACGTTCTTCTCGCATAGCGCGCGTCGAGCGGTTGCACTGGAAAGGAGATACGGAAGTGAATAATACGAAAAACGTGAAGGTGGCGATTAGGGCATTTGGTCGAATCTGGTTCTGGATCTCGAGGGAGCTGGACCGAGGTGCAGAGGCTGACGCGGGATTCGATGGCGGAGAGTTCTCCGGTCCCATTAACGCGAAGTACCAAGAGGAAGAGTACGCGCGCCAGATCGCGAAGGTAGCGGCTCGCTTCGGTCTCGATGCCGAGCATCTGGATAACGCCGTCCGGGAATCCGATGACTACGAGATGGAGTGTTTCTGCAGTCGTCTGCGGAAGCTCCCACTCCCCGCTGCTCCTACGTACGAGTACGAGAAACGCACCCTGCGCATAACGGGCCGTTGCGAGGACGGTCGCATGTGGATGATGGGAGGAACCTGCTGGGGATTCGCGAAAGACGAGGCGGCTCTATACGGCCCGAAACGCGCGGCGCAACTAGTCGAGGAGCTGCGCGCGAGCACGAAGGGGTGGATGTATCAGATCGAAGCAAAGGGAGAATAAAAATGGCCGTCCACAAGAAGAATGGAATTGGCTTGACCGAGAAGCAGCAGCGGGTCGCGGATCTAATCCGCAACGGTGCGACGAATAAGGAGATTGGGTTCCGGCTCCAGCTCTCCGAGAAGACGGTGAAAGCGCACTGCACGAGCGTCTATAAGGCGCTAGGCGTGCGCAATCGTACGGAGGCCAGCCTGCGTCTGACGGCAGGACCCCCGACGAGGCCGACACCCGAGCAGGTTATCGAACGCATCTTTCGCGCGATCTTTCCTACGGCGGAGATTTCCGTGCGCTACCTGACAGAGGAGGAGCAGTGGCACGTCGTAGTCAATAGCGACGAGTGGGTCATGCAGGTCGGCAGCGACGATGACCAGTTCCACTTTAGGCACTGGATACCCGGAGGACCGGGGCCGGGATATAACGAGATGGTCTCGTTCCCGTTTCCAACGGACTGGGAGTTTTAAATGCGAAAACCAACGCAATTCTATAGCGTCGTCTTCGTGCGGCTATACGACTCGCACGTGCGAGCATGGGAGTTCGATATGTGGATGCGTTCGAAGCTGACAGGGGATAGAAAGTGAAAAAGGATAAGCTGACGGTCGAGGAGGCGTTCGAGATGTTTCGCGAGTTGGTAGAACGCGCGGAGGGGTTTGCAGAGCAGCAGACTCCTAAGCTGCGTCTGCACGGCTTTACGAATGCGGAGGGAGCGCTGGAGCTGGCGAAACGGGGATTTGTCATAGTAGGCAATCTGCACGACCAGCCCCGCAAGCTGAGCCTGGAGGAGATCGAGTATCTGATTGCGAGGAGCGACGGGCATGTCCAGTAGAACGCATAGCTGGATCCTTGGGTTTCTGCTATGGCTAGTCTCGACTTCGTTCGGGCTGGCTATAGGAGAGTGCTGTTATTTCGTTTATAGGGAGCTTACCAATGTCCAATAAGAAAAAGGCACTTCCGATGGAAGAGTTGATTGCGGCGCGCAGGCTTCCGGGGGATCTGCCGCGCAAACCGCCGAAGAAGGCACCGCGCTTGCCGAAGGGACCCATAATCGTGAAAACGAGAGTGGTGCAGATTCCCATCGTCCGCCTGCCGCCGCGTACGTGGGCGTGCATGCATGGCAGAGAGGCAGTCTGCCCGCACTGCGTCGAGGGTGTGAAGATGCGGGTGCAGTACGCAGCGGCACTCTCGCAGAAGCCCGCGCCCCGAGTGCTGCGTATCGATTGCTGGAGGGCATCAACCGACTCGAACCAGCGCAGGGCGGCTGGGATGGAGGGACTAAAGACGTCGATGGCGGAGTGCCAGAGGCAGATGATACTGCACGCCCAGTACACCTGCAATGGTTGCGTCCACTGTCAAGAAGAGGAGCTTTGCAATGCCAAAGCGTAAGCGCAAAAACAAGAAGATCCCGCCGGGCTCCGTGCTGGCTTATCTCGGCTTCGCACTCAACTGCGAGATCGAGCCTCTGCTGCTGGATTCCGATATCGGTGATCCCGAGCAGGCGCTGGAAGCCTTGCGCAATTGCCCGCTCGATAGCGTATGCGGCTACGAGTGCCGCAGGATCGCAGACGCCACCGCGAACCTGCTACGCTACGTAATCGGCAATCTCGAAGACCACGACGAGGCAGAGGCGCTGCGGTTGATATGCCTCGATACCTGCGCCGTAGTGATACTAGGATAGAGGTGACTTATGCCAATTAGAAACGTAACGGTTGCCCGGTACTTCGAGGAGGTGCTGGGTGCTCCTATCGATGATCCACAGGGGTTATCGAAGCAGGACGACTTTATCATCTCCTCGGAGTGCGGCTGCGAGTGCGCGAAGGCAATAGCTGCGGCGGGTGCGCTGCTAGCCTGCGCGCATACGGCGGGGGTGGAACGAGACCAGATAATCCGCTCCACGAACCATATCGTGCTGGTCTTTATCTATGGGTGACCCATGCAGAAGCAACTTAGTATGGCGGTCTTTAACGAGTGGCTCTGGTCGCAGAAGCAGGAGGTGTTCGAAGAGATCACGAGCATGGATGCGAAGACACGCGAGAAGGCTGACGAGGAGGACTTCGATATGGGTCACTTCCTTACCAGCGCAAGCGATCTCTTTAGCGCCTGGCTAAAGGAGCACGGGCTCTGGTTCGAGGACGATACCATCTACTACGACCCGGACCACTTCGGGGTGATCGCCTTAGAGGCCGCCTGTGTAATGGCGGACTACGACTTCGACGCGGAGATTCTGGCGAAGGGCGACTACTCGACTAGTGCCGAGGATTACGAGTATAAGGACGGGCGGCAGGCCAGCAAGAAAACCCCCTGGAATCGCTGGAACCTCGGCGGAGACGACGACGTGGACTATAACGGTGGATATATTACGATGGCGCTCGACGCGCTAATCGTCTACGAACGGGAGCACGCGAAGTGAGCTACGTCCTCCAGCATCTGCGGCAGGTAGAGCAGCAACGGGAATTCGACCACGCAACGGCCGAGGCGGCTCGGTGGTTGCTTATCTTTCGATACTGCTATAGGTCGTGCCAGCGCCTCTGGCTAGGAGGGGCCCACGAATAAAAGAATGGACCAAGTAACGAACCGAATGGAGAAGGTATATGCTGATACTTACTAGACGAACCGGTGAGACGATTACTATCGGACCCGACGTCCGGGTAACGGTACTCGGTGTCAAAGGAAATCAAGTCCGAATTGGGGTTGATGCCCCGAGGAAGATTGATGTTCACAGGGAGGAGGTAGCGGAGCGCATTGCGCACGAGAGGGCCGGGAAGACCGACCCGAAAGTGGCTTGATTAGATAACTAACAACTGGAAAGGATAGATGGAATGAGAAACGTAAAAATGACAGTAAAGGGCGACACGTTGACCATCGAGGTTGATCTCTCGAAGCGCCTCGGGCTCTCGCAGTCGCAGAAGACCATGATTATTGCCAGTACGGACGGGAGCACGAAGCTCGAGGGTAATGACCAGGTCTCGGTGGGGTTGAACGTCTATACCAAGGACCTTACTCCGGCGAAGGACACGCCGAAGGGCAAGGGGAAGTAACTCGTGGCCGCCCGCAAGTTAACGGGTGGAGGCGACTGTATCTTGGCTTGCATCGACCGCAAGACGGGGAAGACCCGCAAGGTGGCGACGCATTCCAAGACGGGGATCTGTGGAACGTGCCTCTCGAATCTATCGCAGAAGCGCAAGCTATCAGCCTCGAAGCTCGCTCTCTCCCGCAAGGTGGCAGAGACCGCTATTAACCGCTGCGACGAGGCGGTGGCGTACCCGAAAGGGTACGCCGTCCTCGGAGGTAGATATGGAAAACGCAAGTAGTATCGCAACTGTTCATAGGGGTCCGGTGCCTCAGCGCCGGAAAGGGGTTACTGTTAATGGCAAGGTTTATTTCAGCGAAGCGGAAGCTCTCGAAGCCAAGCGAGCAACCGCTCGGGCGTACTACCACGCCAATAAGCAAAAGTACCTCGCAAGCAAGCGAGCGAAGTATAAGGAGGCCAAGGGTGAGGACCGGTCACTGCCAGTACAGGTTACTCCACCGGAAGTCCCGGTGCGTAAGCGTCCCGGAAAAATCGATGCACTGATAGCATGCCACCGAGCTGCGGACTTCGCACGCAGTGGAGACGTGGAGGGGGCCGAGCTATGGTCCCGCTTCGCGGCACGCATGCTCGAAGGCAAGGAGTAAAGCGATGGTATTTACCTTCACAGAAGGCTGGTTTATCGTCTACTCGGCTTGCGTGGCAATTGTCGGGTTCTCGGTAGGCATGCTGACGAGGGGGCCGCCGAAGGTTAAGGGTGTCTATTGCCCGTTCTGCGCATGCCAGCTTCCATTCCATGGGCCATCTTGCAAGGAAGGTGGCAAGGGAGGTGTTCAGACGGTATCGAAGTAGGAGCGTACGCATTGGGGGCAAGGACGCCCCGTTTTTTCATACTACTGTTAACTGGAGAATATTGACAATGAACGAGACTGTAGCAAAGGCCGTTGGAGAGTCCCTCAATACCTTCGCGGGAGGGCAGGCGGTGATTACGACGGAGATGCTGGCGAAGAGGGGGGCCTGCTCTTCCAACGTCGAAAGGTTCCGAGAGCTATTCGGGCCGAACGTCGAGGTGACCGAAGCGGTAGCACTCAAGGCTATCGAGAATGAGATGGATATAGGCTGGGCAGCTGAGATGCTGCTTCCTCCTTATCATACCACCTACCGGGATACCGGTGATAGCTGGGAGTATATCTGGAGGAGACGTTACCAGGGGGATTGTCAGGAGGAGCTGGACGCTGTACAGAAGCTACGGGACGAGCGCTCGGCGGCACTCGATGGCGCTGTCGGGGTCGAGTACGATAAGCTGTATATGTCTTTCGATGAGAGAATAGACGCAGCACGGGAGACCAAGGAGAAAAAGCTTCGGGAAAGGAAAGCGGTTTGGTTTGCCCGTCTCTACCGCGAGTCGTGCGGGATTACGACGGACGAGTGGCAGCAAAAGGAGAAGGAAGATGCGAGCAAGGCAGCTGGAATTGCCGATGGAAATGCCGATTCCACTGCAGAGACGGCCTCGGTTCCCAGTGAGGCTGGCGGCCTCGTTGGAGAGGCTGGATCTGCGGACTCTATTGGTAGTGGTAGCGGTGATGCTGGGAGCAGCGACGCTGCAGACCCTACTTCGGACTCTGGGGACGCCGAGGCCCCTACCAGCGGAGCAAGTCTGTAAGGTAACGTACTACCTAGTAACCGAGGCGGGGGAGTAATCCCCCGTCCTCTAACGAGGAGCAAGGGATGTCAAAGGGAACGCTAGTCAAGGTCTCGCCCAACGGGACAATCGAGCATGTCAGGGTAGAGAACCCACAGGGGTGGACTATAGATCAGCTATACCACCTTATCGGCTGCGAAGTAGTGGAGCGGATCGCGGTTCGATACGACCAGCATACGCGGGTCGCGTACGTAGACGAGGAAGCCAAGCTGCAGAAGCACGGCAAGCCTCTACCCCCTGTCAATACGAAGGCGACCGAGTGGTTTCGGGATTACCACGGGCCTACGGCCAAGCCGTTGCTGGGGGTCGTAGTACTCTGGATCCCGGACGAGACGAGTGGGGTAGGACGAAGAGGGGTGATATCGACTCGGAGAAAGAAAGCCAAAGACGGAGATGAGCCGATAAATAGATTCTGATCCAGTCGAGTCGGGGGGCCGCGCATCCTAAATCACGCGGGCAAACGGGGGCCGGATTAAGTAAAATAGCCGAGCCCCCGTTTAACTTATTGCAATTTAACTTAATCCGCGCTCCGGGATCTCGGGAAGCCCCTAGAACGGCATCCGAGCAGGCCCCTAGCGCAGCATACGGAGCCCGCCTATGCCCGACGAGAAAGACCCCCGCTATAGGGGTAGCGGCCCCCCCTCCCTAGAGCAGCTACGCGCATTGCTGCGCTGCAGTACCGTCGAAAGCAAGAGGAGCCCCGATGGTAAATACTCGCGCATTATCTTTCACATAGATAATGAAAAGCTCTACGAGTCTGGTCAGTCGTACTTCGGGACCGACTCGCAGATCATGGCTGGGTTCCTAGAGATAATGGATCGAATCACCGAGTTCGAGGATATCACTCGCCGGTACGCGGACAATATCACCGGGGTTACTTGCGATGATCTAAAGGGATGGCTAGAGCACCAGAAGAAGTATGTTCACTCCGGGGTAGAAGCTGTCATTACGAAACGGATGTTCGACGAAACCATTCGCAAGCTCGAAGAGTTGAAAGAGTGGCGTAGGGCCGCCGATCAGAAAAGACGTGAGAGAGAGCAGGCTGCCAGGGCGGAGGCAAAGCGCCAACGCGAGGAGCGTGAGAAAGAGAATGCCAAGGCTCGAGCCGAGGCAGAGAGGGAGCGGGCCAGGCAGGAGGGCATGTGGCAGCAACGCCGCAGAGAGCGTGAGGAAGCGTATCGTCGTGAGTCGGCTGCGGGATCAGACTCCGGAGCTAAATCACGTCGGAGTGGAATGGAAGGGGACTTCTCACAAGATTTCAAGGACGCTTTCGGCATGGGATACGAGGAGTGGGCCCGGCGGTACCAGCAGGATTTCCGGGATAGCATGGGGGGAAACCCTTTCGAGGAGCTATTCCGCCGTGCATATGGCGGCCGCAGCGGGCCGAACGGGGGGCAGCATAGGCAAGGGGAGCAGGAGCAGGAGAAAGCCCGGCCAAAGGCCCGCAATAAGACGCGGGCGCCGTGGTTCGAAGTCCTAGAGATATCCCCGAAGGCCAACGCAGCGGAGATAAAGAAAGCTTGGCGTAAGAAGATCTCGGCTCTCCATCCGGACCGGATCACCGATCCGAAGGAGAAGCTGGAGGCTACCGAGAAGATGAAAGATCTAAATACCGCGAAGGACGAGGGTATCAGGGGGTTAGCCTGATGCCTTCTTTTGTTTTACGACTTGCTTTGCCCAGTAACAGTCGATGCCGTCCTCATCGGATGCTCCCACCAGATCGGCGAGGCAGAGCTGAGCGAGCACGTCGTCCAGGTCCCGGCTGCGCAGATGCCGACACATGCGAGTTAGCATCGAGCGTGGCATCTTGCCTTCCTTCGCCAAATCCTGCTCTCGGCCGGGCTTAGCCAAATGCTTAAAATTGCGGACACCCCGGATGAACTTCTCTACTGTCTTACTTGCAGCCTCTGTCACCGACCGGCTCGAACTCTGCTCAATCCGTTGGATCCAGCGTTCGACGGACCATGTAACAAACTCGACTGCCCACTGAGCTATGTCTATAGTAATCAACGGTCGCTTAGGATTACACCCGACGGCGACGATTCCAGCATAGATTAGCGCATTCTGATTTGCTCTACCCCACATCTCACCGGAGCCTTCTTCCTTATGACCCCACTCTCGAGCCGCCACTTCGAAATCGGCGAATATTTGAAAAGCTTCCTGATTCTCGAAGTTTACCCAGATGAACCCTTGCTCCTCACTGCTCGCCGGATCAGCGGGCCGGGGTTTGGCCTCCTTAAGAGCTTTGAGTCCTTCCTCGATTACGCTGGGGAAGATATTGGACCGCATTTCATTAGTTCGGGCGAGTTCGTTACCCGCGTCCAGCAACAGGAAGCGATTGACGAGGCCCATACTCATATCGCTCGCCGAGATGGCTTCGAGAAGCTGGTTCGGCTGCGCGGCTGCCAGGACCGTGAAGAAGGGATGCTCGATAGCCTCTATAGAGGACTTACGTCCGGGCATCCCCGGTACTGTTTTGTTGCCTTTGCCGTAGAGGGAAAGCAGGTAAGTCAGGATCTGATAGTCCTGGCCCCCTTGCGAGCGCACCGCAGTGCGCAGCTTCCGCGCTGCCTCGTCCCAATGCCAGCACAGTACGTGCGGGGGCTTCGAGAGGACATCGAGCATAGCATGGTAACTCTGCATCCCCGAGACGATATGATTCTTGAGCCCGACCCGCGCCGCTATCTGCATCACAGCGTCCATCGCAGACTCTTTGCCACCCGAAGTTGGGGCAAGCAGCATCATATAGGGTTGGAGGGGAGTGTTATACCCTGCGACGAGGTACTTGTTCTCCGACGCCAAGGCTACTGACATTAAGCCCGACGCTATTTCAAAGAGAGGTTGTTTAGCATATGATATTTTACCAGCCCACTTCGCAATCCGTCCTACAAGTCCCGGAACCTCGAAGAGATTCGTTTTCATACGCGGGGGTAGCTCTGCCGCAATCGTATCCGGAGCCACTTCTGAGTTATCCGGCATGTTCTTCGAACCAACCCAACGCTGCAGCAGCATCAAGTCCTGTCCCGGCATGAATGCCGATAGACTAGGCCAACCTTGGACGTTATCTCCTTTATGATAGTGCTCGATAGTATTTTCTACACTCCCATCCCGATCCTTGGTCTCCCCATCATTCTGACAGGCTATCAGAGCTTGCATGAACCTCCGCACGTCGTCATCCGACCATCGGGCCCAGAGGAGAGCGCCGGTCATAGCATGGACATAATCATGCCTCCCACCCTTCTCAGGGTAATACTTCGCGGCGAGGCCAACCGCAGCGAGCTTCTTGACTCTATTATCGAGATTGCCCCACCGGATCTCGGAGATGTCGCTTTTCGAGAATGGTTTGTAGCGTTCGCCCGAAGGATGAATACTGGGGGGAAGCACACTCTGAGTACCACTGCTTCGTATCTCGACGATAGTACCCATCTGCCTAGATTGATACTTTCGGGTTATGGCGCCCTCACAACGGTAGAGGAAGTGGGACGCAGGAGCACCTGTACGACCGTAGGTGTATGTCTTTGGGAGGTAAAACTGCGAGGCGATCAGAGCTTCAGGGCAATCCAGGTCGATATCGATAATCCAGTTAGACGGCTCTCCCCACAGTCCTCCGATATTATCAGTTGGACGGAAGTACTGGTCGATGTTCGCCTTCGTAACCCGGAGCTTATTCCAGTCCTTCGCCTTAGCCGTCCCGTCCTCGCCACGGGGTTTCTTAGTCCGGGGTAGTAGGGGTACGGTGCGAATACCGTAGGTAGTAAGCCAATGGCGAGCGTGCCCTATTGCATCCGATACAGTTTTTCTAGTAGGATTCGGCACGTTAGATCCCCCCTATGATCGTAACGATACAGTAGGCGCATCCGCTAGCAACGGTTGCGCCTTTTTTTGCGATCAGTAACATTCTCGACTCCGTGTGAAGTGTTAGCTTTAACTTGCGATTCGAGCCGAGTAAGCTACCGGTTCTTCGAATCTAAATAAAGCTGATTTTCCGCAGGCGGGAAAGGGGATCGCATATGCCGTTAATCGTGGTAGAGGGCGTCGATGGCGCAGGTAAGACAACGCTCATCCAGAACTTCCGGCAGCAGGCCAAGCAGCTATGCTGGCTATTCGCTCGCTCCGGTCCACCTCGGGGGTCCGTAGACCTTTATATGACGATACAGATCCTCGCCCGAGGGTCTCAGTACGAAATCCCCCTGATAGCCGATAGGCACCCCCTGATATCGGAGCCTATCTACGGTCCCATTACCAGGGGTAAGAGCTATATAGAAGAAGCCTATTCCCGCGACCGCGCACTCGACGCGATAGCCAATACCGCCAGTAGAATCATCTACTGCAAGCCGGATCTCGAGGTAGCCCAGAAAGCATCCCGCCGCGAACGGCAGATGGACGGAGTTCACGAGCACTACTGGGCTCTCTACCAAGCATACGACCAGTCGATGGAATCCTTGCGCCGTCTCGGCGTGAAAGTCGTAGACTACGACTGGACGAGTCCCCCCGCCGATCTCAACCAACTGTTTCTAGGAGCCTAACGTGGAGAAGCCCGATCATCTCTATGAGATCTTTGACGCGCAGGAAAAGCTGTTGCGTTCCCTCGCACCCATTTACGAGCACAACGAATTCTTCGAGAAGAACAAATTCCCGTTCAACCTCGACTCCCGGCATGCTCAGGAGGAGTTCCGCCTGCTCGCGTGGCGCATCTCCGAAGAAGTCTACGAGGCACTGGAGGAGTACGACAAGGGGAACGTCAACGAGTACAGGGAGGAAGTAGCCGATGTCATGCATTTCTTCGCGGAGCTTGCGATTATCTGCGGCGTCAGCTCCACGGAAGTCGCGACGGGCGGAGACGCCAATATGCTGCTGCCCGACGGTGGCGACTATCTTGCGGCTTCGTTTGATCGGGCTAACATGTATCCCATGCGGCTCACGGCGCAGCAAGCGTGGGGACTCTTCCTTACTGCCTTCGCGCATCTGATGATGGAGTTCAAGCAGAGGCCCTGGCGTACGGATAACCGGCCGAGCGATCCGGGACGGGTGAAGCATTTCTTCGGGGTCGCCTGGTTCTCGTTCGTGACTGCCTGCATCTGCACGGGCATCGACGCGAGCATTCTGCATCACCACTACTTCCTCAAGCAGCAAACGAACCAGAAGAGGAAGGAAGACGCTCTGAAGGGAGTATCCGACAACCTCGGATTCTCGCAAGGCAAATGACCGAGGTAATTACCAGAACGGAAGACCCCGGTTTCTGGGCTCTTCCACTTTACAAAGCTATCGTCTACGGAAAGGCTGTAGGCACTCAGGCGATAGGAAAAGTCGTCCAGAACATTACTCTGGAGTCGGACTATCTTCCCGACTGGGATCTAGCCGAGTGGGGTTATGGGAAGGGGAAAGAAAAACAACTTTACCGGAATTACATCAATGAAGACGAATTTGGACGTGTACTATCCGTCCTTGGAAGGCGGGCGGGTAATAAATACACGTCCGTCGCGGTCAATCTGCGCGGAGCGCCGAAGGATTCTCGCTCACAGGGTTGGTGCATGCTCTCCCTCGTCATATCGCGCAATAAGGACTGGAATAGCGTCGAAGTGCAGTACCGCACGACAGAAGCCGTCCTGAAGTTTGCGGCGGACGTTTGGCTCTTGAGAAAGCTACTGACAGAGCGTTTCGAGATCGAGCCTGACGTCTGCCGCTTCCGCTTCGCCAACTGTGCCCTATCGGGGGCGTACTTTCCGTATCTCATCGACAAGATCGATCTGCTGAAATTCCTGGCGCTTACGAGCAAGGTCGATCCCGAGTTTTTCATTCGCACGACCCGGTTTCTGCTCAAGGCCAGCTACAAGCAGGACCAGTTTCACCCGTTCTCTCCCGAGCGGGTATCCCACAAGTACCTTTGGGAGCGCGGCACGGCCAAACAAATCAGAGAGGTTCGGGACTTCCTGGAGCCCCTACACCGCAAGACCGGTCGCCCGCTCCCAAAGGACTTCCACGACAAGTCCTACGTACCAAAAGGGCAACGCGCCCGTAAGGAGGAAGACGATGAAGATTAGACGCAAGGCGATCACCTTGCAGGCTTGGCACAATACCAAGGGCAAGGCTGTCAACGAACGACCGGCGGAATCGATGCCGATTTGGCTGCAGAAGGTAGCCGAGCCTGCGGCGAAGCCGGATACGACTTTCGTTATCAACGATCCAAAGGAGGATCGGGGTACGAAGGTAGTCCACGCGGGGGACGTCGTTTATCTCGCACCGGACGGTTCCATCCACGCAATCAACCTCGCTCGCTTCAAGCAGGAGTACGAGATAGCCGACATCCAGGCTAAGGTCTCTACCTCTGCTAAACCAGAAGATGCAGTACCGGAGAAGAAGGCATGAAATTATGCTTAATTGGATCGAGTCGCTTTATGGACCGGTATCTCGAATTGAACCGGATCTTGTCCCTGGCCGGGCACGTGGTATATTCTATCGCAACCCGGTCGAGCAGTTCGGACTATACCCCTGGAAGCCCGGACCCTCTGACTCCCTTCGAGAAGGAAACTTTGGATCTCGTTCATTTACGGAAGATCCAGGAGTCGGATGGGGTAGTGCTGATTACCGATGATGAGGGCTACGTCGGGGAATCCACGAAGCGGGAGATCAAGTGGGCACAGATGCTCGGAAAGAACATCTACCTGACAAAGGAGTCCCTCGAGATGCTCACCAGGGAGACGGTAGATCTGGATCCGGCCAAGAGCATTCGCCGCGTTCTGCGCGACGAGAAACGGCGTGAGGAGCATGCAAAGCTGCATGCCAACGAAGAAGAGGATTAACTGAAATGGCGACCTACGGCACGTTTCTCGAAGCCCGACTCAAGATGCACGAGATGTTCCTACATCAGGCGTATACGGTTCGCGCTCCCCGGTGGCAGGGAATAGACGTCTCAACTAAGCCAGAGATGGCAATGAAGGAAATCTACGGACACTCCTTCGTTGTGCCGCTGCGCGGAGAAGAGAATCTGGACTACTACCGGCAAGACATAACCCCGAACCTACCATGGGCAGACGAGCACTTCGAGGAACGTGTCGGGGGTCAGCCGCTCAACCCCGGTAACTCCTGGCTATCCTGGCCTTGGAGCAATAACGCCGACAAGTTTCGCGTGCAGGAGGGCGGCAAGTTCGATCATACGTATATGGAGCGCTTCTGGCCGAAATATGCCGGAAAGACTTCAGAGGGGGTCGTAGATGAGTCTACTCAGTATATCGATACGATCCATCCCCGTTGGGGGGTCCGATTTGAATACGGAGACTTAAATGATCTTATTGCTCATCTCGCTGACGATCCTCTTAGCCGTCAAGCTTACCTTCCTGTATGGTTTCCTGAGGATGGGACCTGCAAGGGTCGAAGGCCCTGTACTCTCGGGTACCACTTTCTTATGCGTCACGATCATCTGCATATTACTTACTACATCCGTAGTTGCGACGTTATTCGCCATTGGGCAGACGACTGCTACCTTGCTGTACGTTTGCTCCTCTGGTGCCTGGGAGAGCTGCGGAAACGCAATCCTTGCTGGAATACGGTAAAGCCGGGGCTCTTTACGATGCACGTCGCTTCCCTCCACTGCTTCATAAACGACTGGAGACGTCTCGGTGGTAAAGAAGGCTCCGCACCCGTTTAAGCCGGTAGGCTTCTTTGACGGACCCCGGAGGCATTACTTTCAAATCTGGCGCTCGGAGAAGTACCCGAGACTCACTCTCGATGTTTCGGGGACGAAAGGTAAGGGCCGGGATAAACTGATTCGTTATTGGGTAGACGGCTATACTACGGCAGATGCCTGGTGGCTGGAGACCCTAGCCGAAGCCGTCGACATCTGCCGCAAAGGAATATTCCGTGACGAACGTTACCCAGACGACAAAAGCCTTAACTTCATTGCCGATCCCGGATCACTGGAATACTCTGGTGCCCGAATACCAGTCCCGAGTCTACCCCGGTTTGATATTCCGGATGGAGTGGGACGACAAGTACGCTCTAGCCATAAGAGAGATAAGTCAAAGAAGGTACGCAAACCGGGTCAAGAACTACCTGGACCCCGAAGAGGTGATGCGAGCGAGAAAGAAGCTCGAGACCAAGGGAGAAGCGTCCATAAGGTTCGGCGTGTCAAAAAGCGGGCACGGCTATAAAGGCGAGCGCGGGGACTTTTGCCTAGTAGGCGGGGTTATCAGGGGTAGGGACCTCACCGTATTCTATCGCAGCCTGGAGCTGATCGGGGGATTTGCGTATGATCTTACGCTCTTTGGATTCCTTTCTCACGAGTTTACTCCGTGGAGAACGGTTACGATCATGGCTACGAAAGCCAACGTCTTCGCACTCAAGGGAAACTCGAACGAAAAGCTTTTCCCCAAGCTACAGAAAATATTCAAGCAGTGACGTTATTTACATCAACTCGAAAGGCATCCCGGTAGAGCACCGGAAGGAGTGGAGCTATGAAAGTTACGGTTCTGGACCTTGGATACGTAGAGTTCATCGAAGCGTGGGGGACCGGTAAGGCCGGAGGAGTAGAACGCTTGCAGCGGGAAGATGCTGTAGACTACGAAGTCGGAATCGTCGAAGCGGCCCGACAGAGTACGCAAGGCTCGTTTAAGGGATGGGACGAGGATATGGGACTGATGCGGACGCTCTTCAACCATCAGGCAAATCAATCGACCCCGTTCGAAGCTGCGGGGATGACGATTGAGGTATGCGCCCCGATTATGGTTTTCCGGGAATGGCACCGGCACCGGACGCAGAGCTACAACGAGGCGAGCGCCCGCTATAAACCTCTGGAAGCCGACTACTACCGGCCGAACCTGCTGAACCTCCTCGAGCGCTCGGTAGTTACCACGCGGAACAAGCAGGCACAAACGGTCACATCGGCCCGCAAGCTTACTGATAAGGACGCTGAGGACTGGCTTACTTGTCTGGACGATCTTTACGCCTACGCCGAGAAGTTCTATCAGCTAGGGCTGAAGATGGGAGTGCCGAAGGAGCTGGCAAGAGTCGGTATGCCGGTCGGGCATTTCTCGACGATGCGCGCGACGGCGAACCTGCGCAATTGGCTCGGCTTCTTGACTTTGCGTCTCGATGAGAAGGCGCAGTGGGAAATCCGGCAGTACGCACACGCAGTAAACGAACTGATCCGGCAGTACTTCCCGCATACGCATCAACTCTTCTGGGAGGCGCAAAATGGAGCCTGATCCGCATGCACCCGAACGAAAGAGAATCCAGAAGCTCCTTTCGCACGCTCATATCGAAGCTCACGAGGGGACGTGCAACAGGCTCCAAGTCGGTGCGGTCATTGCCATCGATGGTCGCGTTGTATCGTCGGGGTACAACGGGGCGCCGTCTCATCTACCGCATTGCGGTGACGAGTGCTACTCTGGGGGACCTCCCTGTAAACGGGCAGTCCATGCGGAGGCGAACGCCATCGCTTTCGCAGCCAAGTACGGGATTGCTACCAACGGAGCTACGATGGTATCGACCGACTCCCCGTGCCTCGATTGCGCTCGGCTCATTATCAATGCAGGTATCAGGGAGGTTTTCTATTCTCGGGAGTACCGGGATACTAAACCACTTGAGGAACTCCAGCGAGCCGGGGTACTGACGAGACTCGTATGAAGGAGGTAGCCCCGCCGATCTATAACCCGGAGTGCCGAGACTGCCCGCTGCATAAGACCGCCAAGACGGTCTGCTTGCCTGCGGAGAGGGTAGGACGAGGCCCCCCGGAAGTTCTCGTCATAGGGGAAGCCCCGGGCCGCCAGGAAGACGCGCAAGGCAGGCCCTTTATCGGCGATAGCGGTCGATTAATCCGCCACGAGCTTGAGCAGGCAGGCATCCGCGATTACGTCATTACGAACGTAGTCAAGTGCCGCCCGCCGGACAATCGCGATCCTAAACCAGAGGAGTTGAAAGCATGTCGGAAGTATCTGGATCGGGAAATACGATCTCTTGGCTTGAAATTTGTCTTGACGCTGGGTCGATTTTCATCGAAGTCGGTGCTAAAGAAATCCAAGATAACCTTGGACCATGGAAGTCTGGTGAACCTTGCCGACTTGTGGGGTATGCCAGCCTTCCACCCGGCGTATACCTTACGCGATCCTTCAAAGTTGCCTGCGTTACAGCGGGACTTGAGGAGACTGCGGGAATTCATGGACGGAAATCTGAGGGAGGACAAGCTCCCAAGGTATAGGCTAGTTACCAGCAAGACTCTCTCGGTATTCCTAGAGCAATTCATCGCAGCACCGGAGTTTAGCTATGATACGGAGACCACCGGCCTCTTCCCGTTTGATAAAAAGGGCAAAATACGCTGTCTATCGATCGGCTTGGAAAAGATTGCTTGGGTTTTCCCGCTCGATATGCCGGGAATGCCGCTGCACGACCAGCCAGGAGGAGTCCGTCAGGTTCTCACAGATCTCGTCCGAATCGCGAAGGAGACCGACAAGCTCGCCATAGCCCAAAACGGCAAGTTCGACCAGCACTGGATGTTCGAGACCTACGGTGTCACTTTCGAGCTGCACTTCGACACGATGCTCGCCTCTCATATTCTGGATGAGAACGTCGATCACGATCTCAAGACGATGGCTAGAAACGAGTGCGGCGCTCCAGAGTACGATATCCCCAAGGCAGAGAAACAGGGGAAGTTCCTCCATATCGAAGGGAAGCGAATGGAGTACCTGAGGTATGCTGCCTTCGACGGCGCCTATACCTACCTGCTAAAGCAGATATTCTCGGAACGGCTGAACCTGCCCGAGAACGCTCAGATCAAGCGTCTGTTCTATAAGCTGACAATGCGGGCCTCTCGCGCTCTCTTCGCGATAGAAGGCCGAGGCATTACGCTCGATATGAAGCAGTACGCTATTGTCGAGAAGCAGATTACAGCCGAACGGGATGAGATAAAGCGGGGTCTCGATGCCCTGGTGCGCAAGCATAATAACGGCAAGTTGATTAACTGGAACTCTCCGAAGCAGGTAGGAGCGTTCCTGTACGATACTCTCGGACTGACTACTACTGTCAAGACGAAAACCGGGGCTCTGTCGACCGGCGAGGACGCGATAGTAGAACTCAAGCATCAGCACCCGGTAGCCGAACAGCTCGTGAAATTCCGCGAGAAGGAGAAATTCCTTGGAACCTATATCGAGGGATGGAAAGAGTTTATCCACGAAGGACGTCTATACCTTGGATATAAGATCCACGGTACTGTTACCGGGAGATACGCTTCTCGCCTGCATCAGATCCCTAGAGATGGAACTCTTAGGAATCTCGCCACCGCACCTCCCGGATGGGATTTTTTTCAAGCGGATCTCTCGCAAGCTGAACTTAGAATCGCAGCAGAATTATCACGCGACATTGAGCTTGTCAGTTGTTTTCGTCCCGGAGGACAAGACGTCCACTGGCGAACCTTGATGTATATGATCGGCAGCGGTCGGTCGAAGGAGTATACTAAGCAGACAATCGTTACCGCGTCGGAGCTGGAGGGCGTAAAGCCTCGTGATATTACTCTGACCGAAGCCATCGAGATCCTATCGAGCAGAGGACACAATGCCGCAATCGAACTCTGGAAGCCCTGGAAGGAAGGCCGCAAGAAAGCAAAAGCAATCAACTTCGGCTTCGTCTTCGGCATGTACGAGAATAAATTCATCCAGCAAGCCAAGACGAAGTACGACTGGGACTGCAACTGGGAAGAAGCCCACGACTTCCGAACAGCTTACTTTGAGCTATATGCCGGGATCGAACCGTGGCACGAGAAGCAAAAGAAGCTTTGCCGCATCGATGGGTACGTTAGGAACCTGTTCGGTAGACTTCGAAGGCTGCCGGGAATTTATTCAAGGGATAAGGATCTCAGAATGGAAGCTGAGCGGCAAGCTATTAACTCTCCGGTTCAAGGTACCATAGGAGACTGGAAGGCTTGTGCTCTCGTCGAGATAGAAGAGACAATCCCACACGATAAGTTGATGCTGGTCGGAGAGCACCACGATGCCTTGCTCGGAATCTTCCGCCCGGAATATCGCGATGAAGTTTTACCTCGTGTTCGTGCTATCATGCGTCGGCCTGATCTATTTGATTTATTTAAAGTCAGTACCGTCGTCCCGATGGAGTCCGAAATTGAAATCGGCCGTTGGGGTGCCGGGAAAGCCTATGAGGACCCGAAAAATGTCAGAAAAATCCCCCGGAAAGAAAACGCTGTCGTTAGACTTTGACGGAGTATGCCACTCCTATACGTCTCCTTGGCAGGGGCCTACCGTAATTCCAGACGACCCGGTGCCGGGTATGTGGGAATTCCTGGAAGCCGCAAGCGAATACTTCGTGATCGAGATCTACTCCACCCGCTCGGAGACCCAAGAGGGCCGCGATGCGATGAAGGCTTGGTTCGAGGACCACGCAGATACTACTGAGCGTTCCGATATAGCTCATCGTATTCTCCGGTTCCCCCCCTGCAAGCCGAAAGCGTTCGTTGGCCTGGACGACCGTATCTTGACGTTTGAGGGTAAGTGGCCCGAGATCTCCACCCTGATAAACTGGAAGCCTTGGAACAAACGGCAGGAGTTTAACCTGGAGGGCCTTCCCTCCTACCGTAATCTGACCCTCTCGCTTACGAATGACCAGCTCGAGGATCTGCGTACGTTGCTCTTCCAAGAGAAGCGCTCTGGCATGGTTACAGGGGGTAGCTCCGTGGCTGCCGAGAGCAAGCGGCGTCGGGATACCTTCGAGCACCTTTACAACCAGCTGCCGCCGGGGCGCGCTCCGGATGTGGGGCAGTCGTGAGCCTGGCGACCGGCTACTCGATGGTAAAGTCTTTCCGTCGATGTCAAAAGCAGTTCGAACTCAAGTACATCATCGGGCTGCAGCGGAAGCGACCGGCGGCCCCGCTCATCCGGGGAACGATCCTCCACGAAATGCTGCACGCGAGAGCGACCCCGAAGCTAAAAGCGGGAGCCGTCCTGGCGAAGTACGAGGCGAAATTTGGCGAGCTTTTCCGCGAGGAGAGGGACGAGTACGGGGAGGACTTTCTTGGCGACCTAAAGCGCGTATATGACGGCTACCTGCGCGAGTACGGAGACGACTCGGATATCAAATACGAGGCGTCTGAGGAAAAGGTAGAGATTGATATCGGCCAGATTATCGTCGCCAACAAGAAGCATAGCCTCATCTATCAGGGTCATCTCGATAAGCGCTTGATTACGCTGGAGGACGAGCGTCGATGGCTAATGGACCATAAGACGCACAAGAACATCCCGGACGAGCAGCAGCGTCTCAACGACTACCAGATTCTGATGTACCTCTGGGCATGGAATCTCGGGAACCCGAAGAAGAAGGCGGACGGCATTATCTGGGACTACCTGCGCACCAAGCCGCCGACTATCCCGGAACCACTCGTTAGAGGTGGGCTCTCGCAGGCGAAGAATTGCGATACCGACGTCTTCACCTACCTAAAGGAGATCAACCGGCTAAAACTCGATCAGAAGGACTACCGGGAATACCTGGCGATGCTCGAGAAGCGTCAGCGCGGCCGCTTCTACCAGCGTATCAAGCTGCCCTCTCCCTCGAAAGGAATGACGAAGATCGTAGTGGACGACTTTATCGAGACGTCTACGCAGATGCACCGCACTCGTCACTTCTGCCATAACCTCACCCGTGATTGCTCGTGGTGTGAATTCTATCGTCGTTGCAATGCCGAGGTTCGCGGCCTAGACTATAAGTTCATCGAGAAGACTGAATACGAACCAAGCGACCGGGTAGCCGAGTTCGCCGAGGAGGATTGATGGCTAAGAAGGTACTGAAGAAGCACAAGGCTTCGATTTTGGACGAGGCGGAGGATATTGTGGATGAGCACGAGCCCCAGTCGGTTTTACTCTACGGTCGGGCGGGTACGGGCAAGACAACTTTGGCAGCTACGTATCCGAAACCCCTGTTACTGCTCGATATCAAGGAGCGCGGCACTCGATCCATTATCGGAGTACCGGGTGTTAAGCGCATAAGGGTAACCGACTGGGAGCAGTTGGAGGAAGTCTACTGGGCGCTGAAGGACGGCTCCTCGTATAAGACTGTAGTCCTCGATCAGCTCACCGCGATGCAATCCCTGGGAATGGATCATATCCGGGAGATAGCGCACGTTAAGGAGGGGGATGCATTCTCGCAGCGCAACTGGGGCAGGCTCTCCGGTCTGATGCAGCAGTGGATAGAGGCGTACCGGAATCTCACAGACGACGGATACCACGTTATCTTCAACGCTCACGAACGGGTACAGGAGCCGCAGGAGGAAGATGACGAGCGTATTGCGCCCTCGGTAGGCTCCAACCTAATGGGATCGGTCTCGTCCTTCGTGAACGGGGCCGTCTCGATCATCGGCAACACGTTTATCCGGGAGCAGCGTGATAAGAAAACCAAATCCCGCGAAGTTCAGTATTGCTTGAGAATCGGTCCGCATGCATACTATGCGGCCAAGATTCGCAGGCCAAAATCATCCGGAGCACCGCCGGATATCATCGTAGACCCGTCGTATGAGAAGATCGAAAAGATCTCCCAGGGCGGGAGTTTGGGAACGACCAAGAAAAAGGTCAAGAAGTTAATTAAGAGGATCAAGTAACATGGCTATTAAGAGAAAGGCGAAAGGTTCCAAGAAGCGCAAGGGCGGAGTCATCTCCGTAGACTTTACAGGGGTAGAGTCCGGTGGTCGCCCGGTGCCCGACGGCTCGTTCAAGGCAGAGATCACCTCGTTCGAGCAGGAGGAGTCTTCCACAGGCAACGATATGATCGTTTGCAAGTTCAAGATTCTGCAAGGCAAGGGCAAAGGGACGACTGTCTATGACAATCTCTCGTTGCAGCCCCAGGCGCTCTTTCGCCTGAAGTCTCTGTGCGAAGCTCTCGGCATCGACGCGGACGGTGCGGCCGATCTGGACCCCGACGATTTCGTTGGGCAGGAGGTGATCCTGGACATCGAAAACGAGACCTACGAGGGCAAAAAGCGTCCCCGTCCTGCCGGTTATGCGTCAGTTGATGGCGAGACTTCGGAGGAGGACGACGAAGAGGAGTCCGAGGACGAGGATGAAGAGTCCGAAGATGAGGACGAAGACGAGGATGAGGACGATGATGAGGAGGATGAGAAGCCTGCACGGAAGAAGAAGACCGTGAAGAAGGCTTCCAAGAAGTCCAAGGATGAAGACGAAGACGAGGAAGAGGAAGATGAGGAAGAAGAGGACGAGGAAGAGTCCGACGATGGAGATGACGACGAAGAAGATGAAGAAGAGGACGATGAGGAGGAGCGCCCGACGAAGCGGAAACCAGGCCGCAAGGACGGGAAGACTTCAACCGGACTCGTGAAGGGAGCGAAGGTCTCCTTCAAGGACGGCAAGAAGACCATTCGCGGCACCGTCGTCTCGGTCAAGAACAAGACGGCTCGCATCGAGGACAAGAACGGTGACGAGTACGATGTTCCGTCGGAACAAGTCGAACTGCTCTAGTCATGCAGACAGAGCTAAAGTCCTATAGGGCCGAAGCTCGGGATAAGGCCATCGCTATCATGGAAGATAGCGGTGGCTTTCTTCTGTTTAACGAGCAACGGACGGGCAAAACTGACATCTCTCTCGGCATCGTAGACCACTTTAAGAAGGAGATAACGACCCTCCTGGTAGTCTGCCCGAAAGGAGCGCGCAAGGTCTGGGAGGAAGCTATCCAGAGAGAGACCGACGTAGGCTGGCCGGACGAGATCATAATTACCAACTACGAGCAGATCCGGTGCAATCATCTTTCGTGGTATAAGTGGGCCGATAAGCGTAAAGAGCTGGGCCTATGTATTATTGCCGATGAGATTCACCGGATAAAGGATCGGGGTTCCTCCACGTCTATGCGTCTGCGGACGCTCGCTCGAAGGGCTATGTATAAGGTCGGACTGACCGGGACGCCTATCGAGCAGAATCTACACGACGCCTGGCCGCTATTTAACTTCATTAATCCGGAGATTTTCGGGCCGTACGATAACGAGCTGGGACCTGACAAGAAGACGGTCGTCAGGCTCGGGTTCGAAGGCAGATACCTAGTCAAAGGGGGGTACCAGAATAAGCAGGTAGTCGGCTACCGCAATCGCAAGAAATTCCAGAAGATCCTCGATCAGTACTCCTATCGTATTACGTTGGACGAAGCGAAACGCACCGACGGCAAGCTTCCTCCGATCACGCAGTATACTAAAGCGTACTGCGAGCTTACCGGGCAAGCCGCCCGCATGTATAAGGAAGCCCACGAAGAAATGCTCGTTACTGTCAACGAGCGGAGGGTCAAATTCAAGAATATCCTCGCAGCCTGCGCGAAGCTGCAACAGATAACAGGGGGATTCTTTCGGGAGACCGTCTACGAGGAGCGCAAGGTCAAAAACCGAAAGACCAAGAAACTCGAAGTCCGAAACTTTCCAGTCCATACCGATCACGCGATTGGAACCGAGAAGATTCAGTTACTTCACGAGAAGCTGCGCTCCCTGCAATCACGGACGAAGTTCCTCATCATCTGCCGTCACGTCTGGGAAATCGAGACGATTCACTCTTTCCTGTTTAGGCTCGGCTACCGTATGCAGATCGTACGGGGTGGGCTCCCCTACTCCGGGAAGATAGACGGGGACGGGGTGATAATGCAGATCGCTTCGGCCTGCGCCGTTGATATGTCGGCGGCCGATACCATTTTCTTCTACTCTAGCAGCTACAGCAGCATTCAATTCGAGCAAGCGAGGTTCCGAATTTTGGCGTACGCAAAAGATTCCCCGTCAAGATATGTTTTTTTACTTGCAAAGGGAACGATTGATGAGGTAATCTACGATGCGATTTCAAACAAGAAGCGGCTCGTAGAGCTAATCATCGATAGGTATCGTCGGACCAAGTATCGTAGGAAAAGGGGAAGCTAAATGGGTAAAGTAGCAAACGGTATTGCCCGCATGCTCCAAGACGGAGAGGCGCGGCAGGAAGCAAAAGAGGTACGAAAAGTGGCGAAGTTGAAGAAAGTGAAGGCGGTTGAGGATTCCGAGGACGTTGCGGCCGAGGAGACTTCCTCCAAGAAAGGCAAGAAGTCCGCCAAGAAGGTCGACAAGGTCGAAGCCAAGGGGAAGGAGAAGGCCAAGGCCAAGAAGAACGGCAACGGTGAGAGCCGTGGTCCACAGGAAGTCCCCGAGGGGCACGTCTCAGTTGCCCAGCTCGCTGATGAGGCCGAGATCACCGCGCAGTCTGCGCGCGTCAAGCTCCGTGCATCCGACATCGAACGGCCCGAGGGTCGCTGGGTCTGGCCCGAAGGCAGCAAGGCTCTGAAGAAGGCTCGGGAGATCCTGGGCCTTTAACCAGTTGCAACCCCCGAGACCACGGTTAGGAGTGAGGGTTCGGTCTGGGAAGATGTCTGAACCTTTACGGTCTCGGGGGCTGCTCAAGCTCCGGCCCGCGTGAGAGAAGACGCTAGCTATAGCCAAGGCTTAAATGCTAGCAGTCGCTCACGCGGGTCACGGATATTCGTACCCGTAGCTCAACTGGTAGAGCATCGGTCTCCAAAACCGAAGGTTGGGGGTTCGACTCCCTCCGGGTATGCCAGATCGGGGGATCTATGTCAAAACCAGAAAGCGCACTCTGGGACTACCTCCAAGGCGTTCTGCCTCTCGGGGGTCATTATTCGAGAATCGAGTCCAACGATACCTCCCCTGGTATCCCGGACGTTCATTACTGCATCAACGGTATCGCCGGATTCATCGAGCTGAAAATAGGCGATGCTCCATTCGGTGACAGGGGTTTACGCAAGTCCCAACGGGACTGGTTCGAAATGCAGGTAGCCCAAGGGGGTCGCGTTTGGATACTCGCGCAAGTAGGGGCTCTCTGCTTTCTCATACCCGGTAAGTACTGGGAAGACTTTAACCAAGCGACTTTAAAGCAGTTGGAGAAGATAGCGGCCTATATTTGGACCCGCCCGATAGAGTCGCCTACGTCCGCTCTGCGGACGATTCTGCGCAGGTGAATTAATTTAAGTTAAATTTGACTGTTTGGCATTATACTAGCCGTTTTCGCGAATAACGCACGTTCGCTTAAGGGGAGAGCATCTATGGATTGCAGCGTCCGATTTGTGGCTGAGGTACGGGAGACATCTAAGGGGTATGAGCAAGTAGCAGGCGTCAAGCCTGCTCTTTGTGTCCGGGGGAAAAAGATTGCACTGGCAGTTATAAACGATGATACCTGGGTACGCACGATAGAGCTACCTCTGCCAGATCACGATAAGGCCGGGTTCGTCCACTACCACGGGGAACCGTACGAGCCGAAGCCGTTTGCTGACCGGCTTCTAATGTCAGCCAAGCTTGCCCGCAAGCCGATGACTCGCCGGGCCAAGCATATCCTCGAGCTGCTGGATAAAACCAACGAAGAGAAGCTACCCGAGGAAATACTGGAACCGGTCGATATCGAGCAGGAACGCATTATGGCTGATAATACGCCGAAGGAGCGGCAGAAAGCAGCCCAGCGACCGTCGCCCGTCCGAGACGTCACTAAGGAGTATCAGGGAAAGCTCTATGCGGTTGAGCCCGAGTTGCCGATACGAACCGAGGAGCCGCGCTCGCAGGTTATCGAGAGCGTCGCCACGGGCGCCAAGAAGGCCCCAAAGAAGGTCGCGAAGGTCCCGGCAAAGGGTAAACCCGCAAAGGCTGCCAAATCGACTCCTGCGAAGCCTGCGGCGGATCGCGGCAATCTGATTAAGAAGCTCGCAAGCGAGTTCAAGGTCACTACCCAAGAGTTTCGGGTAGCCGTACGGGCAACGGGTATGCGAGCCCCGTACGAGGACGAGAAGAAGGTCAGAGCCGCATACCAGCAGGGAATCAAGGTCGTGGCGAAGGCAAAGGCGAAGAAGAAATGAGGCATAACCGGGACCCTAACGAGCAAGGCGCACCCCTATTCGGCTGTCTGCTGCTGATAGGAGTTGCCTGCCTCGTACTATATATCGCAGCAGTAATTATTCACTTCATCGGGCCTATCTGGCTCTTTGTGATAATCCTCGGCTGTATCGTTTTTTTAATGGCGTTGGTCCAATAGGAGGGAGAATGTTAATTAGACCGCAGAAGCGACGGGAGCTAAAGTGGTGGGCGTATATCCTCACCCTGATAGTACTGATATTCCTGGTGCCGTTCCTGATGTCGGCTCGGGACGATCTCTCGGTAGTGACAGGGGTAGCCTTAATGACTATCTACGGAGTCATTACGTGGAAGTTTTGGGTACGGGATCTAATCAAAAAGGTGGCAAAATGAGAAAGTTCGCATTGCTGTTCGTACTGCTGCTGGCCGGTTGCAGCGTCGAGAAGGTGCCGGTGGGGAACGTAGGGATCAAGGTCGATCTTTACGGCTCCGACAAGGGAGTTCAAGCTCAACAGGTTGGGCCCGGTCGGTACTGGTTATCAATCAACCAGGATATCTACCTCTTCCCGACGTTTACGCAGACCCGTACTTGGGACGCTACGAACAACGAGTACATCAGCTTCCAGTCGAAAGAAGGCATGGCGGTCTCTACCTCCCTGGGAATTACTTACCACGTAGACCCTAATATGGTTTCCGTGCTCTTCCAGAAGTACCGCAAGGGCATCGACGAGATCACCGACCTGTATATCCATAATATGGTCCGTGACGGCTTCGTCGAGATCGGCTCTACGATGGCAATCGAAGATATCTACGGCACGAAGAAGGCCGATCTGGTTACGGCGGTTCAGAATAGGGTCAAGGCTGCGGTTGCTCCCATCGGTCTCGTAGTCGAAAAGGTCTACCTGATCGGGGCTATGCGCTTGCCACCGCAAGTCGAACAGGGGATTAACGCCAAGATTGCTGCGACGCAGATGGCCGAACGTCGACACAACGAAGTAGCCCAAACCGAAGCGGAAGCTCAGAAGGAAGTCGCCAAGGCGGAGGGCGATGCGAAGGCCCGGCTGGTAAATGCCGAGGCCGAGGCAAAGGCACTCGCTCTGCGGGGTCAAGCGCTAAAGGATAACCCCGGACTCGTTCAGCTCAATGCCATCGAGAAGTGGGACGGGCACTTGCCGAACGTCAACGGAGGAGCGTTGCCGTTTATCAACGTTGCCCAGAAATGAATCCCCTGAGGGACGAGCCGAGCCCGAAGGAGACGGCTACCGTAAAGCGATGGGGAGTGCTCGGACTCATCGTCGTTGCAATCAAGTCGAGCCTGAGGCGTAAACGAGTCGAGGTAAAACATGCCGGAAATCACGAACAAGAAATTGATCCGCGTCATACGGGAGTGGGATACGTTCACGATCTCCCCGACGTCCAACGGTTTCATCCTCGGCGAGACGAGGGACATCGACGGCCCTAGCTCACTTATTGCCAAAGACGTCGCAGAGGCGCAAGATTTCCTCGAAGCGTGGGCTAAAGAGAAGTCGAAAGGAAAGAAGCGAAATGACGAGGACGACGGGGACGCCAGCGACTAGCAAGGGTATCTTCGTTCCGTTCGAATCGTTTCCGGGGCGGGCCATTTCAGTAAAGTGTGATGACCTGCCCCGGTTCGATCGAATCGAGGACGTGCATACCTATATGCGTGATAACTGGACCAAACTGCAAACCCGATTTCTCGCCTGGGATGAGATCTTCGAGAAGTGGGCGCAGGACGAGTTTGAGACCGGCGTAGGCACTCTGAGGATATTGCTATGAATATTACCCTACAGGTCCCGATGGCCCTCTATTGGTGGACGGAAATTGGGATGGTCCGGGAGTGCCCTGAGCCGGGCCGCCTCCCATGGGTGCAGAAGGCTGAGGTTGAGCGGGTCCTCCAGGAGGTACACCGCCAGGCATTTGAGGCGGGACGCCAGCAGGGGGTCGCAGAGTCTGAGTCTGTTGTACGGGCGACTCCGATCCGGCCTGGCTGATTTGATTTAACGTCTTCGTCGCCGGGGTGATGCCCGAGCTAGTGGTTAATGCCCGTGCCACGGCTGCAATTTCGGGGTGCGACATCGCCTCCGGCGACGATCTTAAAACGGCCGCTGCGGTGCTAGCGTCCATCCCCTGCAGATGCTTCAATGCCGTCAGCACTACCTGATGCACTTGGTTCCCGTCTGGCGGTGGAGTTACTTCTCCCCCTTGATCGAATCCATGAATGCGTCCGCCCAGTGCCTTTAACTGGAATTTTTTCTGGGATGCGTCGATGTTCCGCATCATACTCTGAATCGGAATCCGAGGTGGACGAGCCGGTGCGAGACCCATCCCGCCGGCATACCGGCCGGCGTTCCCCTTATTCTGGATAGCCTGCCCGAGAGGTGAGTTTACGTGGCCTAGTACGGGAGGTTGTGTCATCCTAGTCGGAGGCTTAACCATCCCCGCCAAGCCTCCTTTAGCGTACCGGGCTATTACACCATTTGCCTGCCGGATCGCGGAGCCCTCCGACCCTCCGCGCTCCAGAACGCTGTCGGCGACGTGCGCCCACTGCCGCTGCTTCTTCGGTGTCTTCGCTTTCTTCGTATGACGCTGAGCGTCTTTCGGGGTCCAAGGCATATTACTCTTCCTCACCGTAATAACGTTTTAAAGCTTGCTCTAGGTCCCAAGGCTGGTCGGCCGGCTTAAATGCCTGTGGGATTACGGGGGCATCCTTTGGTTCTACTGGATGATATAGCACGGAGCCTCGCTTAATTGGATCTCCAGATAAATCCCAACTCAGTCCTCTAGGCATCAGAAACTCGTCCTGGTTAGCGAAGTCACTGACTCCCGGCTCTGGAAGTCTAAGGGGTAGCCCCGGTGTCCCCGGCTTAGCCTTATATACCAATACATGACGAGATTCTCCCGACGGACTGGCATAGTACTTCGTAGCCAGGCTCTTATCAGCCGTAAAGGAGCTTAACCTATCACGTAGACCATTAAGATCCGGTTCGCTCTCCCCTATCCCCCTGAAAAGAGTCGTCGGAGTCTGTAGCCCGTAGGAGTTGGTTAATCGATCAAAGGTATCGGCGGCCTCGCTCGGTTTCTTCGAGTAGCCGAAGTCTTCGATATAAGGCCATTCATCTCCATACATCCACCGAGCGATATGAGTCTGGTCTTTAGGATCGATCTCAGCCGAAGTAATTGGTAGATGACCTTCTCTAAACCCTTGGAGAGATTTAGCTAGCTCGTCAAAGGGACCTCCGAACGTTTCCACCCTTCGCAAACGTCTTGGGATCTACCCCGTAAACGATGCTCCCATCGTCCCCGACGAGAGGTACCATCTGGTGATTATTGTGGATATTGCCCGTCGGAGGCAGCTCTGGCTGTACTCCCATATCTTGGGAGAAGCTGGCCGGGTCTACGGGAGTTCCCCC